GAGCCACAAGAAAGAACAAAAACAAACCCCGCAGCCGATCCCAAGCCCGCGGCCGATCCCAAGCCCGCCGCCGATCCCAAGCCCGCCGCCGATCCCAAGCCCGCGGCCGATCTCAAGCCCGTGGCCGATCCCAAGCCCGCGGCCGATCCCAAGCCCGCGCCCAAGCCCAATCCCGCGCCCGCGCTCAAGCCCGCGCTCAAGCCCAAGCCCGCGCCCAAGCCCAAGCCCGCGCCCGCGCCCAAGCCCGCGCCCAAGCCCAAGCCCGCGCTTAAATATTAACTTTGTAAATATTAACTTTGTAAAAACTAAAATATATAATATAATTTATTATATTTGTATTATATATTCTTATCGCGCATATAACAGCGCTGCATTTCCCGAAGTAAATGTTAAAATATTAAATCTCTCTTCCAACACAGTTAAATCATAATTATAATCATATACTCGCCAAGTTGGTTTATTTACACCAATGATTTCGCCTGTTGTTTGATCACAAATTGTAAAAACTTGGGCAGATGGATCTAAAGGAGGTTGATATGTGCTAAATTCAAACTGTATCTCTTTAAATTTACTTAAATTAATAGCACCGCTTGGTTGAAAATCAAAAGGATTTGTATTTAAATTGAAATTGTAGCAATACAATCCATCCGGCGAATTTCCAGATGAGCGAGCATATTTTTCTACATAATTAAAAACACCAGCGTCAAATTGATTTTCGCGGTATTTCCCATCTAAAAGTAGAGCCCAATTTTGCATAATATCTTTTTTATTTGCTGGATTATAACGTCCGGTTACATATATGTTCGATGGGACATTTTCTATACCTTCATGGAATCCAACGCCACCAACTGGATCTAGTGATGGCGTATAAGTACCATACGGCAATGTTATTGTATCAAACCCATTTTTTGTTGTTGGATTTATTAAATCTGAAGGTAAATAATCATATGGCCAATTAGTATAGTTTGACCATTCATTACGCATATAAGCATCACTACGTTGAAAATACCACATCCAGTTAGCAACCATACTCAAACTATCAAGAGAGACCTTTTTTGTCCCTGTTACATTTTGAAAATTATATTCATATATTTCTTTAATTAAATAATTTTGATCTTGCGCGGCAAATACTTGAGATTCATCCTCAGTTAAAAATCCATAAGTCGCGATTAAATGAACGTCCGCTGCCCAATTTGTTCTTTTATCTGCATTTGTGTAATCTAGCTCCACATTTGGCGGTTGTTGTAAAAACCGATAGAACTGAAATAAATCATCAGTTTGATTCGCTTGCCGGTAATACATATCCATGCTGGTTACATCCCGAACAACATATAATTCATTAATTGGTCGCATTTCAATATCAATATTAAGCTCATTATACTGTAGACTAACTAATGGAAACGCCATTTTTGCGGCTAAAGTAAACCAGATATTAATAGGAATATATAATTTTCGAGAACGGATTGACGGTTCTGTCCCTAAATCCGAATTATCATAATACGCGCTTGGATAAACATTTGCGCGTGTTCCATAATTCATTGGCTCATTTAATTCTGTTACATTTCCAGTCATATTATAATACATTTGTTTTTTGCTTTCATTAAAATCCCGTTCTACCAGATTTTGTAAATAATCCCCCGAAAATTTTTGAATAATTTGTCCTCCAATTGTAAATGTCACTTCTTTGATCATTTGTGTCCCCAAATTTTTAATCCATTTAAATTCATATGGCCTCCATTGTGATTGCGATCGTTGTACATTCGGCGGTAATATGGGACTCCATATATTTGGTAGCGTAACAACTAAATATGTATCCATCAGTAATTCGGCATATCGCAATATTTTAAATTTAAAATGAGATGTTTCGTTAAGGCGTAATGTTCGCAGCCCATCAAAATCTATGCGAAATTTTTGTAATCCAAAATTGGTATATTTAGCATATTTACATTTAAACATAGTCTTTGAAGGATTTCCATTTAAAATTATATTTTGATTTCCATATGAAATTATATTTAATAAACCTCCCGGCATATCTGTTGTTATATAATAATATTACTTTTTTTTTAACTATATATTTTTATATATAGTTAAAAAAATAAAATGGCTTGTTAATATAAGTTATGAGTTTAGGTATAGATAAATCGAAACTATTATCATCCCCTGCCTCAAAATTAGCACAAAGATTTAATGCAGCGGGTTTTAAAATGCCAAGTACGGAATCAATGAAAACAACACTTGGCGATTTTGGAAAAATGGATAACATAACACAAATCATGATTATTATTATTGCATTTCTCTTTTTTGTTATATTTTTATGGTGTTATAATAAAGTTAACTTAAACGCAACAAATTGTTCGAATTTGTCTAGAGTATATAAAAATTTTCCATTAATTAGTAGTATAAATAGCGAAAACCCAATTTTTGCCTATAAATTACGAGATTATTATATAAAAACTGCTTACAATTGTTGTTCAGCCGGTAACTTCAAAAACGATTTTGTAAATTTATGTGCTCTTAAAAATTGTATTAAACAGGGTGCTAGATGTTTAGATTTTGAAATATATTCACTTAATAATAAGCCCATTATCGCGGTATCATCAAAAAATGATTATAATATAAAAGGATCCTACAATAGTATCGATTTTTCGGAAGCAATGAAAGTTATAGCTGTTTATGCATTTTCTGGAAATACATGCCCGAACCCGAATGATCCATTACTATTACATTTTCGTATAATGTCAAATAATCCAACTATTTATGATGAAATGGCAATGGTATTATACGATACATTGGAAGATAAATTACTAGGTAAAAAATTTAGTTATGAAAGTAGAGGGAGAAATATAGGTTCTTATCCCTTAGATAAATTAATGAATAAAACTATTATTATGGTAGATAAATCGAACCCATTATTTAGTAGTACAAAAATAAATGAATATGTTAATATTGCAAGTAATTCTGTATTTTTAAGAAATTTAAGATATTCTCAAATAAAATATTGCCCAGATGTAAACGAACTAATAGATTATAATAAAAAAAATATGACAATTACTTTACCAGATGAATCAAGTAATAATAAAAATGTTTCGGTTGATTTAGCAATGGCATATGGATGTCAAATGGTTGGCATGTCTTTTCAAAATTTTGATACAAATATGGAATATTATACCAAAAAATTTGATGACGCTGGGTCTGCGTTTATATTACAAGATGAGAAATATAGACATATTCCTCTATTTATACCCAAACCTCCTTTACAGGATCCTAATAATTCATATGAGGCAAGAGTATACGATTTACCCACTGGTGAAAAATGGAATATATAAATTAATGATAAATTAATGATAAATTAATGATAAATTAATAAAACAAAGTCATAATTATGAATTAATATATATATATTTTCTCTTTTTATATTAAACATATGGTTAATATAAAAAATAAAAAATTAAATTTCGAAGAACAAGAAATAGAATTATTACGACATGCAGTTGATATAGCAGAAACAAAAACACAAAAAAAAATTAAACATTCAAATGATATAGACAATATTACTAAAATATTAGAAACTTTTTTACAAAGAAAAAAAGTGGTTTGTTATGGTGGTACTGCCATAAATAATATTTTACCTGAAAATAAACAATTTTATAATAAAGATGTAGAAATACCTGATTATGATTTTTACTCGCCAATGGCTATTATACACGCAAAAGAATTAGCCGATATATATGCTAAAAATAATTATGAGAATGTTGAGGTGAGATCTGGTATGCACAAAGAAACATATAAAGTGTTTGTTAATTTTATACCTATCGCGGACATTACACAAATGGACCCTAAAATTTGCAGATTACTTATAAAACACGCTATAAGAAAAAATGGAATATCTTATTCGCCGCCTGATTTTCTACGTCTACAAATGTATAATGAGCTTTCTAGGCCGGATGGTGACGTTAGTCGTTGGGAGAAGGTTTATAAGCGTTTATTATTATTGAATAAATACCACCCTTTTAAAGAAAATCCCAAGTGTTCACAAATAAATTTTATGAGAGATTTTACAGGAAATCCTGAATTAAATGATACATTATATAATTTGGTAAAGGATACTATGATTAATGAAGGTGTTGTCTTTATTGGAGGTTATGCGAGTAGTTTATATGGACGGTATATGCCCGAGAATCAACAAAAACAATTAAAACATGTTCCGGACTTTGATGTATTAGCTGAAAATTCAAAAGCAGTTGCTTATATATTAAAGGAAAATCTAGAAGATGCTGGATTTAAAAATATAAAAGTTGTTAAAAAAAATAGTGTAGGTGATGGTATTATTATAACTCATTATGAAATTATGGTAGATATTGATACTTTATGCTTTATATATGAGCCTTTTGGGTGTTATAGTTATAATGAAATTAAATTGAATAATAAAACAGTTAAAATTGCAACGATTGATACAATGTTATTATTTTTATTTGCATTTCTTTATTCTGAACGACCGTATTATGATCACGAAAGTATTATGTGTATGGCACAATATTTATTGAATGTTCAGTCAAAAAATCGGCTGGAACAAAAAGGACTATTAAAAAGATTTAATGTCAATTGTTATGGAAATGAAAAAACAATTGTTGATATGCGTAGTGAAAAGGCCGAAACTTACGAAAAACTTAAGAATATGAAACACAGTAAAGAATATAATAAATATTTTTTTAAATACATACCATCAATCGCTGGTAAACAAAAAAAAGATAATTTAATGTCAAATGTTGATCCAATCACACATATTAAAAATATTAACTCCAATTACATTACTAAAAGTAAAAAGTATAATAAAAAGTATAATAATTCATATAATAAAAAAACTAAGAAAAAGGGTAAAAAAAAGTATGTTAAAAATTTATTTGGTAATATTTGGTAATATTTGGTAATATTGTAGAATGAAAAT